ATCGACATCTCCCAGCCAGCCCAACCCTACATCATCACGATATACCTGGTACTCGGTCACTCCATTAGATTTTGTCCAGTTGATAACCACCTTATCGGAAAGTGTGCCTTTTGAGGCAGTCACGTTCGTCGGAGGTTCTATATATTCAATAACGAGTTTAGGTCGGTCAGCTGCCGTTCCATATTCGGCAGAACGCCACCCTAATTGAGAATTACTGTTCTCATTATCAAATTTCAAAAGCAGTTCAAGGTCATTGCCACCATCTAGCGCATCATTGAGAATATCTAAGATGCTCCAGTCCATCCACCCAAAACCAGCAGGAACAACATCGGCTACACCGGCTGGATCAACTGCTTCATAATCGCCACCGGCGGCAGTCCAGTTATTCGCAGTTTTATATATATTCCAGGTAGCTTGTAATTCAACCCAATCAGTAGGAGTTAATTTATATACATATATTGTTTTACCGACAGGGTCAACGGCTGGCGCGCTATAATAATTCAATGAAAATATGGCTGTAATCGGAGTCTTGCCAGCCATCGTGGATAAATCAAATTCAATAATGGAACGTACAACTGCAGCTGCAATATCGGACATCCAAAGATTAGCTTCTCCGCCAAAATTTGTATTCGGAGCAGCCTCACCTAAATATGTGTCTTTAGTGGCTGCCTGTAACGTCATTGAGTCTAAAGCCATTTATACCCGAGACATTTATCGTATTGGCGCCCGGTAACAGCGACGGGAACTGCCCCTCGACGGTCCCCATATCCAGAGAGCCATTGAGTTTGATAGTGCAATTGGCGACATCGATTGCAAGCTCATCGGTGCTTACCAGGTCGCCGGTCCATTCGAGCGTCTCACCGCTGGTTTCATTTTCGATAATGACCGTGGTATCGGTAAGGGTATCATCGCAGGTCAGGAGATAGACAGGCTCGACTCTCTCCGTGCCGCCGGCGGTCTCCGTTATCTCCTCAGGGTCTTCATCGACGGTATGGTCGTGGTCGGTCTCGGTGTTAGCGTAGGCATATGGAGCATCGGATTCGAATATAATCTCACCCTCCCAGGTTGTGGCTGTATTATCACTTCTATGCATGCCTGCATATCTGGCCATCCAGTACCTGTCTGTATATGTATCCATTGTGAGCTGCCTGTCGCTGCGTTTATTAAGAGCCGCCTTGATGCTGTCGATGTAGGACTTGAGGGTGGCGATATCCGCCGCCGATATGGCTACATCAAGACTTAATTCCAGCGGAGGGCGGTAGCTATTTAGACCGTATGCTCTATTGAGCAACTGGATATTCTCCGTCTCCTGAGTGAAAGGCTCATCATGTTCGCGCACACGCAGGCCGTAATCGCTCATGTCCACCGAATCGAATGTAAAGCTGTCTGCCATATTATTTTACCTGATACCTTCTATAACCCTCACGGAATACTACCGACGCGACATCTTTTCCACCTACCTGTACCCGGATGCCCGCCAGTCCTCTCTCAATGGCAGCGGCAACCATTCTGTCTATGGACAATTGATTGCTAGTGGGTTGACTGAGATATTCACCGCCATGGACCACCGCCAGCTGCGGTTCTCCCAGCCGACCCGGTATCCGGCCCTCAAATCCGGCATAGCTCGGTAATGTCGCCTGTATCTCTGCTATTTTAGCTAAAGCCTCTTCTCTACTCATGCCCGAGTCTAAATATTTTTGAAGCAAATTATTAAGAAAATCTGCCTGCTGCCTGCGCTTTTCTGCTCTCTCTTCCGGTGTCGGCCCCGTCGGTAAAGGATTGCCGAATATATCCGTACCGGTATTCCCTCCATATTGAGTCCCTCCACCTCCCAGCATTGCATTGATACCGGCGACAGCCCCGGCAGCTATTCCCGCGCTGGCAGCCAGTACAATCCAACCCTTGGGTCCGGAGAGTGCCTGCAATATCGCCAACCCCACGGCAACGCTCCTGATAACGGCTATCAATTTGCTCAAGGCAAATATAATACCACCCGTCCCCAGTATTGCCGCTCCGGCCGCCATTAATGTTTTTATGAGTTCCGGGTTCTGTGCTATCCAGTTGCCGATTTTCTCGATGATAGGCACCAGTGTTTCCATTATCGATTCAAAGGCGGGTATCAGGCTTTCGCCGATGTTGATAGCCACATCCTTAAGGCTCGATTGCAGCCTCTCCATCTTGCGGCTGGTGCTCTCCTCCATCTGGGCGAATGCTAACTCAGCAATGCCGGCAGAGTCGGCCACCGTATCGAGGTCCCCGGCAAAGGTCTGGGCGTTCTCACCGGTGAGAGCGAGCACCGCCTGACCGGCTTCCACCGAGCCGAACATGGTCAGGAGCCTCTCGTTGCTGCCCTCCGAGGCATCACGGAGCGTATTCAGGGAGCCTGCCAGCCCCAGCTCTTCGAGCATCGTCTGCCCGGACTCATATCCGAGGTCGTTGATAGTAGCCGCCATCTCATCCGTCGGCTTCTGCAGCATCACGATAGCCTGGCGGAGCTGCGTCGTGGCAACACTGGTCGGGATGCCCTGCTTGGTCATCGTCGCCAGGGCTGCCGCTACTTCCTCGAACTTGATATTGGCCGCGGCGGCGACCGGCGCGACCTGGAATATCGAGGCGCTGAGCTCTTCAAATGTCGTCTTGCCGCTCTTGACGGTAGAGAACATTACATCGGCGACCTTCTCGGCGTCCCTGACCGGTATCTTGAAGGCGTTCATTATCGAGGTCAGCCCGTCGACCGCCGTTATAGTATCGGTGACGCCGCCTATACCGGCTTTGGTGGCGACCCGCAGGAACTCGATGGCATTCTCCTTGGGGACTCCGGCCGAGATAGCCTGATAGAGGGCCTCGGCGGCTCCGGTGGCATCGACCCCCATATCGTGGGCCAGGTTCTGGACTTCCTTGGAGAAGACCTTGAACTCATCCTCCGCCAGCTGCATCATGGTGTTGACTTCACGCATGGCGGTATCGAAGTCCGCGGCCAGCTTGATTGACGGTCCGGCGATAGCAGCCACGCCGAGGAGGATTCCGCCGCCGACCTTCATCATGCCCTGACCAACCCTGTTCATCTTGTTTTCAAGATTACCGAGGGCTTTGTCCAGCTGACCGGTGTTGGCGCCGATAGTGACGAATAGCTTGGCTATCTCATTCCCCATCTTTTATCTCCCTGCCCCCCATCGAGGCATTCAATATACGGTAATGCTCGCGCTTCTGGTCTTCGGAAATGTTTTTACGCTGCGTTTTATTCCGGCGCGACGGCATGAAGTCCTGGGGTTTATATGGTGTTGGTTTTTTCTTTGGGTCTCGATTGACGTTGGCGATAATACTGGCGATGATGGCGGCGCGGAAGTCGAGACTCTCCTGATCATTAAGATAGCGCTCCATCAGAGCGTCGAATTGGGCGAGAGTCAGATGCCAGAACTCCTTTTCGCTGAGCTTGAGGCAGTACCTTCCCAGCGCCCATAGTTCCAGCCAGTCTATTTTTTTTTCTTCCCGGCTAAAGGGAGCTTATCTTTGGTGCCTCCCTTCGGTTCGGGGACGGCCGCCTCGAATGCTGCGAGGATTTGGTCGGCTATCTCTCCCAGGTTGTCAATCGTTATCCAGCCGCCGACCTCTTTGAGCGTAAGGTTCTCGTCTTCGTGAAGAAGGCATGCCCAGATGAGAGCCCGCAGCGCTTTAGCCCCCATCTTGTTTATCTCAGTGATGTTTACGCCGAAGAGGCTCTGTCCAGTGGCTTCCTCGAACTCGGCCATGGCGTTGAGGTCCATCCGGAGTTTTCTCAACTTCCCGCCTATCTCGATGGCGATATCGGGTCTTGCTTTATCTGTCATGATGCTCCTTTATGTTTTATTCATGTTCCATTTTTCGGCGCTCGCCGGAAGTAGAAGTTGAAGAGAAGCGTCCAGGTGACGATGGTCGCGCCGATGACGACGTCGGGCAGGGTTATCGTCTTGTTGCCAGCCAGAATCCAGAGCGCGGTAATGACAGAAAGCCCTGTCAGGCAAAGGAAATCATTGAAGTTCTGTGGCATAAATTTCGACCACATGATATCCCTCCTTTAAATAAAAAGGGCGGGGAGTCAGACTCCCCGCCCCCGGTCTCGCTTTCACTTCCCCGGTTTATGATGCCGCTCTGGCCAGCCAGATGGTGTAGGTCTTGGCGGTCTTGCCGGTCTCCTTGACCACGATGGTGATTTCCGTCACGGTTCCGGCGTCGCCGAGTGTGATGGCGCTGGATGCCTCTCCGGTGGCGACGACATTGCCATCGATGGTGATAACGCCTGATGTAGCCGTCGGTGTCACGGTGACCGATGTTACGCCGGTCAATACCGTGGCGACATACTCATAAGCATCTCCGGCTTCATCCGGTACAACCACAGCGCTTTCACTGATGGCGAACCACGGATCAGTCAGCCCGGTCGATGCCGTGGCGGCATAGACGGGTACGCCGGTGATTGTCAGTGTCAGTGTGAAACTTATGGGTCCGTTCTTATCGGGTGAGGCACCGCCACGGCTGCTTACCCAGGCATCGAATGTCCAGCTGAATCCTGCGGTCGTATCTTCGATGATGACCTCCCGTGCCGTGCCGGAGAGGAAATCGGCGATGGCTGCCGCCTGCGCCTCATCCCCGGGCAGGTAATTACCTTCGATGGTGATTTCTCCACCGTGTTTCATGCCGGGTTTGGACTCTTCCCACTGGCTCGACGAATCGCGGTTGGTGAAGTCCACCTTATCCGCGGTGATGGTCGGGTGGGGTATGTCACCTTTGATTTCGGCGATAGCCGTCCCGTTCCATTTCAGAATAGTTGTGTAGCCCAGATATCCTCCGCTTGCCATGTTATTTACCTCCTGATATTTTTTCGAGTAATTCGATTATCCTGTCAAACCGCTCCAGTAATTGCGGCATTAAATCCTCTTCCAGCCAGCCCGAGCCGTTACAGAGGTCGCAGTCTTCCTCTTCTTCCCCCATGATTCCACCCCTGGCTACCGTCTTCTCGACCTTAACCTTGCCGGTGGTCTTACATTTCTGACAGGGTTGCAGCATCTTTACTCCTCGTGCCAGAACGCGTAATCGACGGCTACGTGAAACAGCTTCGTCTCATTCTCGTAGAAATCGTTCTCGTCTTCGTAAGTGACGGCGGTGACGTAGACTCCACCGTCTCCCCCCATCGTGCCGGTATAGCCCTGCAGCGCCGTCTGTACAGCCGTGGCGATGTTCTTGGCCTCACCATAGGTCGTCGAGAATATGGAGAACTGGAACCGCGGATTGGCGAGCCCGGTGCCACCATCATGGGAATGGTCCCGCGGGCTGGTTACTTTGAAGAAAACGATATAAGGCTTGGCGACATCCTGCGGCGCTTTGACGAAATATATCCGCGTGTCGACGATGTCCGTTATCCCCGACTGCGCCAGGAGATATGTCATCAAGGCTGTCTCGATAAGCATCAGAACGCCCCCTTGATTCCCCGGCCGACATCCTCTTTGAAGTTATCGGCGGTCTTGCTTTTCGACTCCGCGACGGCGGGGCGGAAGAAGGGGTGCGCCGCCGAGTGCGATGTCCCGAACTCGACCAGGTGGGCGTGGGGGGCTATCTTCCTGTCCACGCCGGCGATGGCGACATTGCCGTATCTCTTAGCAACGGGGGATTTTTTTAATCTGCCGGTGAGTCCGAGGGGCGCTTTCTGCCCGATGCGGTCCCTTATCTGCTGGGCGCTTTTCATGGCGGATTCGCCCGACTCTCTGGCAACGACACCCTTGAGCTTTTTCATGTTTTTGACCATCTGCCCGATGCCGGTGATTCTTATCGACGGCTGCATATGTACTCCAATAAAAAAGCCCTCCGGAGAGGGCTCGTTATTTCTCAAGAAATATCTTTAATCCTGCGCTTCCTTGTAATAGATGAGCAGCTCCTTGTTGCGCTCCTGCGGATTCTTGATGGCGATTATTTGAAGCGTCCGGCTGTTGTGGCTGAGCCGCCAGGTCGGGTCGATATCGCTGCGGTATCTTATCCGCACTACACCCTGTACCTCGGCGTTGGCCTGCAATGCCTCGTAATACCGCCGCCCGGCGTTGGGCTCCACCGCCGCCGGGATCGTGGCGATGTCCGTCCAGGTAGGTATATTCTCCCCGAAGTCGTCACGCGTTAGCGTGGGCTGCTGCAGTATCACCCTGTGCCTGAGCTCGCCGGCTCTCATCAGTTCCACCAACTCTTTTCAATTTTGATATCGAGTGATTTCAGTTTTGCTTTCCATTCCTCTACATCAACGAATATATAAGTCATGAAGCCAATGACCTCTTCCTTAATAGTTGCACAACCGATGTGCAGCTCGGTCGTTTCTTCTTCGGCGATTTCCAGTATCGGTATCATCAGAGTATCCTTTCCTTCCAGAGCAGATGCTCCGTCCCCA